TGGTGAGGGGATGTACCGGACCTTTCTGGAAGACGCCCGGAAGGTCAACCCAAACCTGCGGGTGATCGGGCTGACCGCGACGCCGTTCCGGATGAAGAGCGGGATGATCTGCGCACCGGAAAACGTGCTCAACAAGATCTGCTATGAGATCGGCGTGAAAGAGCTCATCGTCCAGGGCCACCTCAGCCTGCTCATCACCAAAGCAAGCCGCGAAAAGATCGACATGTCGGGCCTCCGCATCCGCGCCGGGGAGTTCGTGCCGGGCGATGTAGAGGGCCTGATGGACACCAACGAATTGGTCAAGGCGGTATGTGGCGAGATCTTCGAGCAGACCCGCACGCGCCGGTCGGTTCTCGTCTTCGCCGCAGGGGTTCGGCACGGACAACACATTGCGGAAGTGATGAGCAGGAAATGTGGTGTCGAGGTCGGCACGGTCTTCGGGGACACGCTCAATTTCGAGCGTGATCGTGTGCTGACAAGTTTCAAGGCCGGCAAGCTCAAATATCTGGTCAATGTGGACGTGCTGACCACGGGGTTCGACGCGCCCAACATCGACTGCGTGGCGATGGTCCGTCCGACGCTCTCCCCCGGCCTCTATTACCAGATGGTCGGGCGGGGGTTCCGCACGTTCGAAGGAAAGGAAAATTGTCTTGTCCTGGATTTCGGGGGGAACGTCCTGCGGCACGGGCCTGTGGACGCGATTCGCATTGAAGGGGGGAACGGAGGACGCGGAGGCGAGCCGCCCGCGAAGGAGTGCCCCAGTTGCCGCAGCCTGATCGCGGCAGGCTACTCGGCGTGCCCCGACTGCGGCCACTGGTTCCCGCGGCAGACAAGAGGGATGCGCTGCCACCAAACCGCAACGGACATGGGCATCCTGTCCGGCCATGTCAAAGCGACGGAGCACGAGGTCCAGGCAGTCTACTACGCCGTCCATATCAGACACGACAAGTCGAATACCTCACCCCGGAGCATGCGGGCCACCTATCGCCTCGGACTGCGCGACTACCAGTCGGAATGGATCTGCTTCGAGCACACGGGGCCGGTGCGCAAGAGGGCGGAAGCCTGGTGGCGCCGGCGTTCTAACGCACCTGTCCCGGAATCAGCCGCCGAGGCGGTGGAACTTGCCAAATCGGGTGCGCTTTGCAAGACCATGGGCATCACCGTCCGTAAAGATGCTCATAAGGATTACGACCGAATCGTTGGATACGTTTTAGGGGACAAGCCTCCTTGGCGGGAGCCTGGCTGGGATGAGGATGGATTCGAACAGGTTGACCCGGAATACGCATGCGCCTATCAAGGGAAACCGGCACCTTGAGTCCGGCCTGCCTGACTATGCATTTGTCGAAGGAGCGATTCCTCAACGCAGCGCTGAGATATGCGGACCTGGGTTACCCGGTCTTCCCTTGCGCACCGGGGGCCAAAGTTCCCGTCACGCCGCGTGGTTTCAAGGACGCGACTACCGATACCGCACAGATCGAGATGTGGTGGGAGAAGCACCCGGGTGCCAACATCGGCATCCCGACGGCGGGGCTGCTCGTCATTGATGTGGACGGGGCGGACAATCCATGGCCGGCCGACTTCGCCCTGGCGGAGGGTCTGGTGTCTGGTCCGGTATCCCTGACCCCGCGCGGGGGGCGGCACCATATCTTCCGGCAGCCGATTGGCAAGGATTGGAAGAACACGGCGGGGCGAATCGCCCCGAAGGTGGATACTCGGGCAAATGGCGGCTACATCGTCGTGCCACCCTCGATGGTGGACGGCAAACAGTACCGGTGGGCCGAGACGTTCGAGCTGGACGTGGTCCCGGAGATGCTGCCGGAGCCACCCGGGTGGCTGGCGACTCTATTGGACGGGATGGGCGAGTTGTTCATCAAGGGGGCCGCCAACGACCATCGAGACACGCTAACTGCTACCACGGTAGTGCATATTTCGTCTTATGGCACTTGCCCGCCATCGGATGGCAACACGATCCCGTCCGGCCAGAGGAATGCGACACTGGCCAGCCTGGCGGGGACCATGCGCCGAGTGGGGATGAGCCGGGACGAAATCCTTGCCGCCCTGGGACTGGTCAACCGGGACCGGTGCCGACCTGTCCTTTCTTCGCATGAGGTCGAGCGGATCGCCGCCAGCATCTGCCGCTACGAGCCGGACCAGGTGTCGGTAGCCGTAGCAGAGAACCACTGGGCTCAGGACCAACATTCCAGCCCGTCGGCGGATAACGCTGCACCGGCGGCCCCCGACCCGGGGCTGCTTCCCGAAGAGCTCTTGCGTGTGCCGGGGTTCGTGTCCGAGGTCATGGACCATTGCCTGGCGACCGCGCCGTACCCGAACGTGGTGATGGCCTTCTGCGGGGCGCTCGCGCTGCAGGCGGTGCTTGCCGGGCGCAAGGTCCGGGATCCCGGCGACAACCGGACGAACCTCTACCTCCTTGGCCTCGCGCATTCTTCCGCCGGGAAGGACCTGCCGCGCAAGATCAACACCGAGATCCTGCACAGCATCGGCCTGTCAGGCCATGTCGGTGGCCGCTTCGCCTCCGGGGAGGGCGTCCAGGACGCGCTATACGGCCAGCCGTGCATGCTGTTCCAGACCGACGAGATCGACGGGATGCTGCAATCGATCAACAAGGCCAGGGACGCCCGGCATGAAAACATCATGGGGACGCTGCTGACGATGTACTCGTCCTCGAACTCGGTGTTCCCCATGCGGCGCAAGGCGGGCACGGATTCGCCAGGGGCCATCGACCAGCCCTGCCTCGTGGTCCTCGGCACGGCGATCCCCAACCACTACTACGGGGCGCTCTCGGAGCGGATGCTCACAAACGGCTTCTTCGCCCGCATGATCATCTTGGAATGCGGCAAGCGATCGCCGGGCCAGGAGCCGAGCATCCATGCCCTGCCGGCGCGCGTGCTGGAGACCGCCAAATGGTGGGCCGACTTCCGCCCGGGCACGGGGAACCTCGAGAATCTGCATCCCGTCCCGCGGATCGTCCCTCACACGGATGAAGCCAAGGGCATCCTGATCGAGACCCGCCTGGAGGCGGAGGCTGAGTACTCGAAAGCCGAATGCTCCGGCGATGCCGTCGGCACGACCGTGTGGGGCCGCGTCAGCGAGCATGCCCGCAAGCTTGCGCTGGTCCATGCCGTGAGCGAGAACCCAAAACGTCCGGAGATCGGCAGGACGGCCGCCGAATGGGCCAGGAAATTCGTCTTCCACCTGACGAGGCGGATGCTCTCCATGGCGCAGGCCCACGTCGCGGACAACCCCTTCCACGCCGGGTGCCTGAAGTTCCTGCAGAAGCTGCGCGAGGCCCCGGAAGGGGAACTCGCGCACAGCATCCTGCTCAAGCGCATGAAGACCGATGCCAAGAACTTCCTCGTCCTCGTCACGACGCTCGAGCAGCGCGGGGACATCGTGATCCGAACGCAGTCCACTTCCGGGAGGCCGGGCCGATTCTACCGGCTCACCGATCTGCCTGCCGGATCTCCGCTCAGGGCGGGAAGCACCGATGAAGGGGGTGAAGGATGAAGGGGCAAGAACGGGTAGGGGTGAAAGAAGTTGAACAAACGGAATCGCCTCGAAGGGTGAAGGAGGGGGAAGGAAGGGTGAAGAAAGAATCGTATAAAAGCCTATATATATTAACTCTCTCTCTTCTTCTTTCCCTTATTACACCCGTACGCCTGCGCGCGCGTATATTCGCCCCTTCGTGCGCGTGTGTGTGAGGGGGGGGTGAAAGAGAAAGAATGCCCCTCCGGGGCGCGTCATGAGGGCGTCGCTGAATAATTGCACGGAGTTCGAGGCGGGCAGTGACCGGCGGTTCGCGGGGAGGAACGCCGTGAACTGCCGTCTGTCCCGGTACCTGTCCGGCACTTATCTCGAGGGGGTGTGATGGTGAGTACGGTCGCGGGTTCGCCGGGGTCATCCCCGAAAAGGAAGCAGGGGAAGAGGCCCCCTGACGAGATGCTCAAGCAGGTAATCATGGCGAAGGCGGGGATCGTCTCCGCGGTGGCGGAGGCGTGCGGGGTCACGACGAGGGCGGTCCAGAGGTGGGGAAAGTATCCGAGGGTGGCGGCCATGTTCGAGGAAGTCAGGTTTGCGCGCCTGGACCTGGCCGAGTCGACGATCATCCAGGCGATCAAGAACAGGAACATCACCGCCGCGATCTTCTACCTGAAGTGCCATGGGAAGCACAGGGGCTGGGTGGAGCGGCAAGAGGTCACGGGAGCGGACGGCGGGCCTATGAGCCACGACGTCTACGCAAGGGAGGAGGTCGAGCGTGTCAAGCGGCTCATGTCGGACCCGGAGTACGCAAGCCGGACCTGCGAACTCCTCGAGATCGCGGACAGGATCGAAAGGCCCGCAATCGGAATCCTCGGACCCGGCGACGAGAGCCAGATCGAGCCCGGCGGGACTGGCGAAATACGCGACTGAAGGCCGGTGGCGGTGCTACCCGTACCTCCGGCTGTTGGATTCGCACCTGGTCGCGGCGGCCTTCGGGCGGTGCCGGTGGCTGATCGTCAACATGCCCCCGCGGCACGGGAAGTCCACGCTCGTGTCGCGGTATTTCCCTGCGTGGTACACGGGGCTGTTCCCGGACAGGAGGGTGCTGCTCGCCTCCTACGAGAGCAACTTCGCGGCGTCGTGGGGGCTGGCGGCGAAGGACGAGGCCGAGCGGCTTGGGGCAAGGCTGTTCGGGGTGCGGGTGCGGCGGGACGTTTCCGCGTCGTCGAACTGGAGATACCAGGGTCAGGAGGGTGGAATGAGCACGGCCGGGGTCGGAGGGCCTTTCACGGGGAAGGGAGGCCACGTCCTGATCGTGGACGACCCGATCAAGAACCCGGAGGAGGCCCGCAGTTCTGCGCGCCGGCAGCAGATCTGGGACTGGTTCCTCGCGGTCGCCTTGACCCGGCTGGAGCCGAAAGGGGTGGTGATCGTGATCCAGACGAGATGGCACGAGGACGACCTCACGGGGAGGATTCTCAGGGAGTTCAGGCATGAGGACCTCAAGGTGCTCTCCTTTCCCGCGGTCGCGGAAGAAGGCGACCCGCTCGGCAGGGCGATGGGCGAGGTGCTCTGCCCGGAGCGGTTCGACGGGGGGGCTTTGGCCGGCATACGGAAATCGCTCGGCTCGTACTGGTTCTCCGCGCTGTACCAGCAGAGGCCGAGGCCGGAGGAGGGGAACGTCTTCAAGGAGTCCTGGTTCCCGAGGTTCAGCGGGGAGCCGCCGGGGACACTCGTCCGGCGGACGCAGGTCCTGGACTCGGCGCACAAGACGAAGAAGGAGAACGACTTTTCCTGCATCGCGACATTCGACCTGATGGACACGGGGACCTACCTGCGTCATGTCTGGCGGGGGAAGGTCACGTATCCCGACCTAAAACGCCTGGCGCAGGGCCTGTTCGCGGAGTGGGGCGCCGACGAGCTCTGCATCGAGGACAAGGATGCCGGGGCGATGCTCATCCAGGAGCTGCAGAGGGAGACGCAGCTTCCTGTGATCGCCATACAGACCGAGAAGGACAAGGTGTCGAGGGCGCACGCCGCGACTCCGATCTGTGAGGCCGGCCGGGTTTTCATTCCTGTGGAGGGCGAGGCCCCGTGGCTCGGGGAGTTCCTGTCCGAGCTGCTGGCGTTTCCGAATGCCGAGCACGACGACCAGGTGGACGCCTTCGTCCACGGACTCAACCGGCTCAAGTCACAGTGCATCCTGGAATGGCGCCTCGAGGACATCCTGATCGACACCGGACGCAGGGCGGTCGAATGGGATTCGGTGTTCCCCATCGGGAGAGGGTTTGATTGGTGATCAAGTGCTCATTGCCTCAAGAGGCCTTGAAAATCAGGCCTCCGCGGGTATCGCGCTTCCCGCCGCTCACACGGGGTTTACGGCTTGAGGACATGAGTAGGGAGAAATGGATTAACGCCTCTGTGAGGGTCCGGTGAGTTTGGCCGGGCATTTCCCTTCCGGAGCAGGAAGAACGCGGCATGGGTCAACGTAGCGGACGGCAGGGGCGCCAGTGGGGCCGGGCTCAGGGCTTCCATTTCCGGTTCCGGCATTGCCCGCAGACAGGGGATGCCGTTCACGACATAGTTGTGGACATATGCACATAAGCACCACGGAGAGGGGGAAGAAGGATGGGAGCGGAAAAGACGGTTCGGGTCGTTGCCCGGGTGCCTGCGGAGTTGAAGAAGATGCTTCAGCGCGTCCTGGTTGAAGAAGATAGAACCTTCACGAACTGGCTGGCCGAGCAAATGCGGGCTTATGTGCGGGAGGCGGCATGCAAGAGGCTCGCTGAAATGACGCCGTTGAATGAGGCCGAGAGGAAATACCGGGACATGGAAGTGATCAAGATCGAGACGGTTCGGGGCAGCACGAAGGAGCCCCTCACCGAGAGGAAGGAGTCCAAGGCAAGCACATCGACCTCGGGCGGGGACCAGGAGGGGCAGTGAGGACTGGTTCAGCGGGGCATGGGTTCGTATTTTGACGGAGAAGGGAAGGTAATGGGCATCAAGGTCGTTCGACCGCCGGGGAGGAAGGATTGGTACCTGCGGATCACCCACCAGGGCGAGCGGGTGACGCGTCACGTGGGAAGCCGGGAGTCGGCCTTCGCGACGAAGCGGGAGATCGAGACGGAGATCGCGCGAGGAACCTTCCGGCTGAAAACAAAGTCGGAGACCTTTACCTTCGAGGTCTTTGCGGAAAGGTGGATGGAGCGGCACGTCAGGCCGAACCTACGCCCCCGGTCGGTCACGAACTACGAGTGCGCGCTGTTGCACATCAACCGGCGGTTCGGGAGGATCTCAGTGGAAGACATCACCCGCCCGGCGGTCAGGGATTTCATCGAGGGGCTGGTGGTCGATGGGAAACTCGCCCGCAGGACCATCCAGAACATCGCGGCGGTCATGTCCTCGTGCCTCGGCTACGGGGTGGAGATGGAGGTCCTGCAGACCAACGTGGCCGTGCGCATGAAGAAGCTCGCCAAGCCGGAGGGGCCGGGGAAGGGTGTCCGTGCGCTTCCCCTGGAGGAGCTTCGGGCGCTTCTCGCGGCGGCGAGGGAACATACTCCGCCCTCGTTCCACGCGTTCCTCATGTGCGCCGCCACCACGGGGATGCGGGCGGGGGAGCTGCGAGCGCTCAGATGGTCCGACGTGGACCTCTCCGACGGGAGCATCGTGGTCTCGAAGAGCGCGGCAGTCCGGGCGCGCGACCCGGACGGGCCGACGAAGGGCGGGAAGCCCCGCACCGTGTACATGCCCGGAGAACTCCGGAAGGTCATGGTGGAACACCGGCGGCGCCTTCCGGAGGAAGCCTTGAAGAAACGATGGGGAGGAGTCCCCGAGTTCGTCTTCCCTTCGACGGAGGGCGGGATGATGAACGATTGCAGTTACCGACGCTGGATCGAGAAGGCCGCCGAGAAGGCCGGGATTGAGAGGACCCGGCTGCACAACCTGCGGCACACCGCAATCTCCTTGTTGCTGAACAGCGGGGCCGATCCGTTCGCGGTGCAGAAGCTGGCGGGGCACTCGGATGTCCGGCTGACGACGCAGACCTACGCCCACGTGCAAGCGGACGCGCTCAGGAGAGCCGTAGGGGTGTTGGACAGGATTGGAATTGAGGAGGAAGGAGGTACGGGCACCACACACCGTCAGACTACTGCATCCTGACCCGCTCGTATTGTCTGCTGTCAGGTTTCCCCTGAAACAAGGAATCAGTAAGGATTCCCGCAAAATTGGTTTGCAAGTGGCGACAGGAACTGTCGCATGGTGCCCGTATGCTCTTCCCATGAAGGCGGAAGACCGGGTGCCCATCACGCTCCGATGTTTAGGATGCCTCGCGGAGCGGGGGATGGCGCCGGGGAAGCACCTCTGGGAATGCTTCGAGTGCCAGGGGAGGCGTATCGGCTGGAGCGGCAACGAACTACTGGATGGGGAGGGAAGATGAAGACGGAGAATCGCATGACCACGTTGGCGGACCTGGAGATCGGCAACCCGAAGACGGTTCTGAACCTCACGGCGGTGCCCCTCTCGGGGAATCCCGCCTCCGCGCTCGACTACCTGCTGATCGACGAGGCCCTCGAGACGAAGAAGGTGATCGTCGAGGAAGTGAGCGAGGGCGGATCGGTCCCGGAGCTGCGGATGACCAACTTTGCGAACAAGT